ATGTGCGGATTGCCGGACGTGCCGACGAAGACGAAGCGGGCGAAGACGCCGAAGACGAACTCTCCCCAGCCGCTGAACAATGCCGGCTGGACGCCCTTGCTGCCGGATTTCAAACAAAGGGCGCGTCAGGCGGCGCAGAGCAACGACTGGAGCACGCTGGCGGAATGGGAGTGCAGCCTGGTCAGCCAGAATCCGTGGATTCTGCACGCCCGCGATATACAGGTGCCGCCGCCGGGCGGATGGCGGAGCTTCGTGTTCATGGGCGGACGCGGCGCTGGGAAGACGCGGGCGGGGGCCGAATGGCTCCGCTGGTCGATGATTCACGGGCGGTGTCACCGGGCGGCGCTGGTGGGGCCAGCCCTGCACGATGTGCGCGAAGTGATGATCGATGGGCCGAGCGGGCTGAAATGGATCGAGCCGCTGAAGTGCCGCCGCCCGCACTACTCACCCAGCCGGCGTATCCTGAGCTTTGACAATGGGGCGGAAGCGCATGTGTTCTCTGCCGAAGATCCGGACAGTTTGCGCGGGCCGCAATTTGATGTGGCCTGGTGTGATGAGATCGCGGCCTGGATGCGCGGGCAGGCCGTGTGGGACACGTTGCAAATGGGGCTGAGGCTGGGGGCGGAGCCGCGCGTGATGGCGACGACCACGCCGCGACCGACGGATTTCTTCAAGGGGCTGCTCACCGGGCCGGGGACATTGGTGCGTCAGGCCAGCATGGCCGAGAATGCGGAGAATCTGTCAGATGGGTTCGTGGCGGCCATGCAGGCGGCCTATGGCAATAGCGCGCTGGCCCGGCAGGAGATTCATGGCGAATTGCTGGAAGATGCCGAAGGCGCGCTGTTCCGCCGACAGATGATTGATGCGGCACGGGTGAGCGCGCCGCCCATGCTGGAAGATGTGATCGTGGCTGTGGACCCGCCCGCAACGAGCGGGCCTGCGGCGGATGCCTGCGGGATTATTGCGGCGGGCGTGCGCGACGGGGTCGCCTATGTGCTGGCCGATGCGTCGGCGCCGGGCCTGAAGCCGCTCGACTGGGCAAGGCGGGCGGTGGCGGTGTGCCGCGAGGTTGGCGCGCGAGAGATCATTGCCGAGTCCAATCAGGGCGGGGAGATGGTGCGGCAGGTGCTGGAAAGCGCCGGGGCGGATGTGCCGGTGCGTCTGGTGCATGCGCGGCTGGGCAAGCGCGCACGGGCCGCGCCGGTGGCGACGCTGTATGAGCAACGCCGTGTCGCGCATGTCGGCCTGTTGCCGACACTGGAAGATCAGATGTGCCAGTTCGGCGCGGAAGGGTTTCGCGGATCGCCTGACCGGGTGGATGCGCTGGTCTGGGCCATCTGGGCACTTTTGCAGCAGGGCAGTGGGCCTTGGGTACGGGTCTTGTGATCTGCCTTGATCTTGCCAGACCCGTGATCGAAGGTGCGGGTCGAAAGCGAGGGATTTCAGATGAGCCAGATGACACGCCGGGCCTTTACCGCCACCGGACTGACGGCTGCAGTGGCCGGATGTGCAAGTGTTCCGCAGACGCCGGGCATGGTGATGAAGCCTGTGCCGCCGGTGCGCGTGTCTGCGGACCGGATCGTGCGCGTGGACGTGGGGCTGAGGCCCTATCGGGCGTCCGGTTTCCGCGTGGAGCGGGAGATGCTGGGCGAGACGACGGTGGTCCACAATTACGGACATGGCGGCGGCGGGATCACCCTGTCCTGGGGCTCGGCGCAGCTGGCCGTGGAGGAAGGGTTTGATCCGGATGTGGCGGAATATGCCGTGCTGGGCGCGGGGGCGCTGGGCCTGTCGACGGCGATGTTGTTGCTGGAACGCGGGGCGAAGGTGACGCTCTATGCCAAGGCGCTGAGCCCGAACACGACCTCCAACATCGCAGGCGGGCAGTGGTGGCCGGCTTCGGTGTATGACAGTGCGGCCATCGCCCCCGGATACATGGACCGGCATGTCGCGGCGGCGCGTCATTCTTTCCGGCGGTTCCAGTTACTGACAGGGCCGGAGTACGGCATCAGTTGGGAAGTGAACTATGTCTTGTCTGACCGGCCCGTGACCAACCATCCGGCGCGGGCGGGCCACCCGATGGAGGAGTTTGCCATCAATGTTGTCGACTATGCGCCGGGCGAATTGCCCTTCACGACCGCGCATGCACGCAGCTTCGACACGATGATGGTGGATACGCCGCATTATCTGCGCAAGCTGGAAGAGGATATCAGGGAACGGGGTGGACGGATCATTGTGCGCGAGTTTCAGGATGCGGCGCAGGTGGCGGCGCTGGATGAGGCGGTTGTGTTCAACTGTACCGGGCTTGGCGCGGGCAAACTGTTTGGTGATACCGAAATCCATCCGGTGCGCGGCCAGCTGGTCATCCTCGAGCCGCAGGCCGAGATCGACTACAATATCATCACTGGCGGCTCGGCCTACATGTTTGCTGGGCGGAACTTTCCAGCACCATAACTGGTCGCTGGAACCGAGCGATGCCGACACCGCCGCGATCCTCGCCGCGAACCGGCGCCTGTTTGCGGGTGGGGTTGGGGCCTAGCCCCCGGTGCGGAAGGCTTTCCGGCCGAAATAGGCGTTCTTGGGGGCGGGGGGCGTGTCGTCCGCGCTCGCGTCTTCGGCGGCCTTGGCGGGTTCGGTCGGCAGCGGATTGGTGCCGTTCATCAAGCCGCGGATCCAGGCGCAGGCGGCACCAGCCGTCGAGACTTCAAGGTCCGGGACAGATCGGTCCATGCGGCGCGCCAACTGGCGGGCCTGGTGGGCGGTCAGCGATTTCAGCGTGGTTTCGAACAGGTCGGCCCCGACGGTATCGCGCAGGTGCTTCATGTCGTCCGTGGTCTGGCCAGCGGAGATCATCAGCTTTTTTACCAGCAGCATTGTCGCCGCCGCAAAATCCTTCTCGCCCAGCTTGGCAAAGCGATCGCGTTGGTTGAGCAGGGATTCCAGCGCTACGGCGCTGCGGGGAGTGGCGGTGTCGCTCATTGAATTTTCTCTCGTACTTCCTTGAGCAGGCTCTCGATGATGCCGAGCGCGTCACCGGGCCATTTGGCCTGCAGCGTCGGCTCCGGGCCAAGCTCGATCGGGTTGGTGGCAAAGCCCTGCTTCATCGGGATGACCGTGTCGAACATGTCGAACTCGGTTTCCTTGGCGCTGGCGGCCTCGCGCATGGCATTCAGCACGACTTGCTGGTGCGGCGTGCCATCATAGCGGGTGGCGAGCACGCAGGGCAGGTTCTCGATATCGCGATTGCGGAGGTTTCGCATGATATCGCCCGTGAACAGGTCGAGGCCGAGTGTGGACATAAAGTCCGGAATGGTTGGTACAATGATCAGGTGGCTGGCGGCGAGGACGGTTTCGGTCATCACCGAAATGCCGGGAGGGCAGTCGCAGATGATGACGTCATAATCGGCCTTCAGCTTCTCGAAATCATCGCGCATGCGGCGGCCAACCTGGCCCTGCAGCGCTTCCATGGAATAGCCCTTGGCGGTAAGCTCATAGATCAGCTCGCGCTCGGTCTTGCGCAGGCGCGGCGAGGACGGGATCAGGTCCAGTTCGAGCGGCTTGCCATTATAGCTGACATCAGACGCGTCGGTGACGATGAATTCCGACAGGCGCTTGTGCTCGCCAGCGAAGAAATTCTCCAGCAGCCAGTCGGAAATCGTGACGTAATCATTGATGGCCTGAAAGAGGTGCTCGTCGCCTTCATGACCGTAGACCAGCAGGGACGCATTGGCCTGTGTATCCAGGTCCACCACCAGTGTGCGAAAGCCATTGGCCGCAAAAGCTTCTGCCAGACTGACACAAGTAGTGGTTTTGCCAACGCCGCCCTTGGAGTTGGCGACGGAAATGACACGTGCCGACATTCTGTAAGCTCCTTTGCCCCTGATCGAATGGCGAAAGAGCAGATTTGCGCCCGTCTGGCTATGGCTGCGGGCCAAGAAAATACAGGGATAGTGACCGGTTAATCCTCAACTATTTCGCCATAGCGGACTGATTTTTCGCGACTTTTCCAAGCTGAATCCGATGGGGGTGGCGAGGATTTAATTTCTGCTCATCAACGCAAATGGAGCAGCGCCCCTCATGAACCCGATCTGGCCCTTCAACCGTCGCCCGCGCGAGGCGAAATCCGCGCCCCCTCTGGTTGCGCTATCCGAGGTAGGTGAGGCCCGTTGGGGCAGCCGGGACGGCGCGGCCCTGACGCGGGACGGATATCTGGCCAATGCCATTGCCTATCGGGCGGTCCGCATGGTGGCGGAGGCGGCGGCTGCGGTGCCGCTGGTCACGGCGCATGAGGGCGCGAGTCGCCTGTTGCGACGGCCCCAGCCGGACGGCATTGCGACAGAATTGTTCGAGACGGCCTATTCCCAGCTCCAGTTGACCGGGAATGCGTTCCTGGAAGGGGTGCGACTGGAGGCGGCGGACGGGGCGGGAGTGTCGGCGCTTTATGCGCTGGCCCCGTCCGCCATGCGGCCGGTTGCGGATGCGCGCGGATGGGTCGAGGCTTGGGCCGTGCGTGAGCGTCATGGCGAGCGACTGATCCGGCGCGATGCCGAGACCGGCTGGAGCCCCGTGCTGCACCTGAAACTGTTCAACCCGGTCAGTGACACGATGGGGCTTCCGCCGCTTGGCGCCGCAAGGCGGGCGCTGGACCTGCACAATGCGAGCGCCGACTGGGCCAAGGCCCTGATCGACAATTCGGCCAAACCCTCCGGCGCGCTGGTCTATGGCGGGCATGGGCGGATGCCGCCGGACCAGTTCGACGCGCTGAAGGCCGAACTGGAAGGCATGTATTCCGGCGCGGCGAATGCGGGGCGGCCGCTATTGCTGGAGGGCGGGCTGGACTGGCGGCCGATGTCGCTCTCGCCGGCAGAGATGGATTTCCTTCAGGCGCGGCATGGCGCGGCGCGGGAGATCGCGCTGGCGCTGGGCGTGCCGCCCATGCTGATCGGCATTCCGGGAGATAATACGTATTCAAACTACAAGGAAGCAAACCTCGCTTTCTGGCGGATGACCGTATTGCCGCTGGTGCAGAAGATGGCTGCGGCGCTGTCGGCCTGGCTGGATGTGCCGTTCGGCGCGGAAGTCGAGGTTCGCGCGGACATTGATCGCGTGCCCGCCCTATCGGCCGAGCGCGATGCGCTCTGGGCGCGCCTCGAGGGCGCGAGCTTTGCGACAGGCGAAGAGAAGCGAAAGCTTGCGGGGTTGCAGCCATGAAGCTCGACCGGAAAGTGACGATCGGATTCCTCGTCGCCGTGCTGGTGCAGACCGGCGGGGCGCTGGTCTGGGCGGGCGCGGCAGCGGAGCGGATTTCAACGCTGGAAGACACGGTGCGCGACCGTCGCGGCGTGGTCGAGCGGCTGGCGCGTGTCGAGGAGGGCGTGGACCGGATGGAAAGCCAGCTGGACCGGATCGAGCGGCGATTGGAGGGCGCGGATGAATAGGGATACGCCCCTCCTGATCGAAGGCTATGCCTCGCTGTTCGGTGTGCCGGATGCGAGCGGAGATGTCGTGCGGGCGGGCGCCTTTGCCCGCAGCCTGCAGCGGGGCACGCAACTGCCCATGCTGTTGCAGCACAGGCCCGGCGCCATGGCCGGACGCTGGGTGCGGATGATCGAGGATGGGCGGGGGCTCTATGTGCGCGGTCTCGTCGAAGGTGTCGCGGCGCGGTCGCTGGTGGCGCAGGGGCTCAGCGGCCTCTCCATCGGGTTTCGCCCACGCCTCTGGAACGCACGGCGCCCGGATGGGCGGGAACTGGTCGAGGTGGACCTCGTCGAAGTTTCCCTCGTGACCAGTCCGATGCAGGCACGGGCGCGGTTTTCCCTGCTGGGGGCGGAGGCAAAAGCGGCGTGACTGGGAAGCCCGCGCGCGTGCTTCGACCCCGGCCATCGCTGGGGCAGGCTTCGCTCAGCATGAGCGCTTTGAAAGTACGGAACTCATCCTGAGCGACGTCGAAGGATGATGAATTTGAGAGGAATGGAGACAACATGACCAAGGAAACCAAGATGGCGGGCGGCGGCGATGCCGAACTGATGGCCGCCTTTGCCGCCTATACCGAGGCGAATGATGCCCGGCTGGCCGAGATCGAAGCCAAGGGTGCAAGCGATCCGCTGACGGATGAGCGGCTGTCGCGCATTGATCGGCGGCTCGAAGCGCTGAGCCTGAAAATGGCCCGGCCGGAGGCAGGCGAGGGGAAGACCGCCGACGAGGATGCGCGCAGCGCGGCCTGGGGACGTTATTTGCGCAGCGGCGATGATAGCGGGCTGTCGCGGCTGGATGTGAAGGCGCTGAACACCGGTACGGATGAGCAGGGCGGCTATATTGCGCCGCCGGAACTGGACCGACTGATCGAGTCGCGCCTGCTGGCCGCGAGCCCGATGCGCCAGATCGCGACCGTGCGGCAGACCTCTGCGGGCGTCTACAAGAAGCCGGTCGGGCTTGGCGCGGCGGCGAGCTGGGTCGGCGAACAGGTTGCGCGGACGGAGACGGCGCAATCTGGGCTGTCGCTGCTCGAATTCCCGGCGGGCGAGCTTTACGCCATGCCGGCGGCGACGCAGACCCTGCTGGAAGATTCCTATGCCGATATAGATGCCTGGCTGGCCGATGAGGTGGAAGCCGCCTTTGCGGCGCAGGAATCAGCTGCCTTCATCAGCGGCGATGGCGACGGCAAGCCGAAGGGCTTTCTCGACTATGATATTGTTGCCGAGGCGAGCCATGTCTGGGGCAAGGTGGGCTCGGTGGCCGGGGACTTTACCGCCGCCGATGCGGCTGACCAGCTGATCGATTTGATTTACACACCGAAAGCGCAGTTCCGCGCCAATGGCCGTTTCGTGATGAACCGGCGCACCGTGGCATCCGTCCGCAAGCTGAAGGATGTGGACGGGCGCTATATCTGGCAGCCCGGCACGGGTGGCGAGCCCGCCACGATCATGGGCTATCCGGTGACCGAGGCCGAGGACATGCCGGATATCGGCACGGGCAATGCGGCCATCGCCTTCGGGGATTTCCGGCGCTTCTACCTGATCGCCGACCGGCAGGGCGCGCGTGTGTTGCGCGATCCATATTCCGCCAAGCCCTTCGTGCTGTTCTACACGACCAAGCGCGTTGGCGGCGGCGTGCAGAATTTCGACGCTGCGAAAGTGATGGTGTTTTAGCGCGTCGCTTACCTGCGTCATCCCCGACCGCGGAGCGGTCTGGGGACCCATCTCCGGAGGCTGCCTCGCAAACATGGAGCGCGTTCGGGAGCGGGGCCCCCAGACGGGCGTGGCCCGTCGGGGGTGACGCGCCCCTGAATATTCAATCTCAATCCAATCGAAGGAAACCAGACATGTTCGAATCCATTCTCACCACCCTCATCCGCCAGGCCGCTTTGTTGACCGGCCCGCAGCAGGAGGAATTCACGACCAAGATTGCCGAGGCGCTCTCGACCCTGATCAATTCCACCGAGACCGAGATCGACAATGAACTCGTCCGCAGCGTTGCCCTGCCCATTGGCGGCGCGCTGATCGGGAAGCTGGAGGGGATGGTTTAGGGTAGCTTTTGCATGAGTTCCAAGCTCAGCAGCAGCAGTCCAAGTAGTATTCGAAGCCAGTCCATCCATTCACGCAGTTTCTTGGCAATCTTCATCACATCACTCCATTGATTCGATGTGGTTCAAGCTCCCATGAAGGCTGTATATCCAGAGTGTACGGCGAATAAGCCCATAAAAACAAAGGGTAAGAGATGAACAATCTGACGGTGATCTCACCGCCGGACGGGGAGGCTTTGTCTCTCGGCGCGGCGAAGGACTATCTCCGCATCGGCCATGCGGGCGAGGATGAGCTCGTCACAGGCCTGATCGCGTCGGCGCGGGCGCGGCTGGAGGCCGAGACGGGCTTGGCGCTCCTCACGCGCACGGTGAAGCGGTGGTTCGACCGCTGGCCATCGGGCGTGACGCGGACCGGCATGCGGCTGGTGCCCGGGCCGGCCTCGGCGCTGGTCTCGGTCGAGACCGTCGATGCAGACGGTGCAGCACAACTCTACACCGCGCGGTTCGCGCTCAGCGGCGGGCGGCTGGTGGCGCTGCCATCCATTCCGCCGGGCGGAAATGCGGATGTGACCTTTGTCACTGGCTTCGGCGCGGCGGCGGATGTGCCGGAGGATCTGGTGCAGGCGCTGAAGCGGCTGGTGCTGGCAGCCTATCGGCGCGAGAGGGGCGAGGCCCTGCCGGACGAGGTCCGCGACATCCTCGCCGCGCGGCGGGAGCGGAGACTATGAGCGCCGAGGCCGCCATCGAAAGCGCGCTGATGGATTTGCTGCGCGCAGATGCAGGCGTGCAATCCGTGTTCGGCAATCCGGCACGCGTGTTCGACGCCGAAAGCGATGCGCCGATCTTCCCCTATGCCCAATTGGAGCGCCATGAAGTGACCCCCGCCGGGGCGGCTCAGGCTGACGCATGTTGATCTGGAGGCGGACTATCAGCCGGGCATGGCGGAGGCGCGAATTAACGGCGGTGATGCAAGGCTGGTGCAGGACGTGGCCGTCGGGCGGAAGCTGTTGCAGCCGCGCTGCTGGCATCGGCAGCGAGCGGGGAGACGACGACCTGTGCGGTGTCACTCTCGGCGCTCGCATTGGAGCCGGGGGATGGGTTGCGCGTTGAGGGCGGGCAGGTCTGGCGTGTCACGGATGTAGTCGACCGGGGCGGCGTGCGGGCGCTGACCTGCCGGGAGGAGGTTGCTGCGGTGCCGCGCGTGCGGGCTGGCGAGACGGGCAGCGCGCCGCCGGCTGCGGACCTTGTCGTCATGGATGCGCCGAGCCTGCCGGAGCTTGGCGAAGGCGTTGGGCCGCTGGCGGCGGCATGGGCCGATCCGTGGCCAGGTGAGGTGGTCGTGTCTGCCGGTCTGGCCGACGACGCGCTGAGCGAGGCGGTGCGACTGGACCGGCCGGCGGGAAGCGTGCGGCGCGGGGCCGGTGGGGCGGTGGGACCGCGCAAATGCGCTGGATGTGTATTGTCCGGGCGGAGAGTTTGCGAGCCTGCCGGAAGATCGTGTCCTGTCGGGCAGCAACGCCGCGCTGCTGGAGACGGCGACGGGGTGGGAATGTGTGCAGTTTGAACGAGCTGACCTGATCGCGCCGGACACATGGCGTCTGACCAGGCTGTTGCGGGGGCAGCGAGGGAGTGTGCCCGGCGACGCAGCGATTGGCGCGCGGTTGGTTATGCTGGATGCGGCGGTGGCGCGGGCACGCCTTGGCGGGGAGGCCTATGGGGCGGAGCTGGTCTGGCAGGCCAGGGCGGATGATATCCCACAGACGGCCATGTTCGAGGACCGTGCGGGCTTGCCCTGGCCAGTGACGCACCTGCGGGTGCAGGATGGCCAGCTCAGCTGGACCCGGCGCGGATCGGATGTTCCAGAAAGCTGGGCCATGCCGGAGGCGGAGAATGTTGGCCGGTTTGCCGTCGCATTCGATATGGGGGCGGGATTTGGCGCGCAAACTGTGGTGGAGGCGCCCTTTGCAGACTGGGTAGAGGGCGCAAATGCGGCGCGGGTGGCTGAGATCGGACCGGATGGGCGGACGGGCTTTTGGACCGTCATTTGACGAGTTGCTAGCTGCCAAACCGGGATGCATTGCGGCGCGGGTCGATCCGGTAAGGTAATATCCGGGTTTCATTACGGTTCCGGACATCCTAACTGTGATCGGATATCAGATTCGTGACTGGAAGGATTTTCCGCCCTTGGCCCTCGATCCCTATAAAGTGCTCGGCGTTGACCGCTCGGCCAGCGAGGCCGAAATCAAGAAGGCGCATCGCCGGAAGGCGAAGGATTTGCATCCGGACCAGAATCCGGACGATCCCAAAAAGCTGGAAGCTTTCAAGCAGGTCTCGCAGGCATGGGACATTCTTGGCGACAAGGAAAAGAGAGCCAAGTTCGACCGCGGCGAGATTGACGGAGACGGCAATCCGACCGGCTTTGGCGGCGGCTATCCGGGCGGCGGGCCCGGCGGCGGGGGACAGCGCTGGGAAACACGCGGCGGTGGCAATCCGTTTGGCGGCGCACAGGGCGACCCGTTCGAGGATATCCTCTCTGGCATGTTCGGCGGTGGCGGCCGGTCGCGTCGCAGCGGGCCGGTCAAGGGCCGTGATGTACGCTATCGCGTGACGATCGACTTTGCGGATTCAGTCACGGGCGCGCGGCGGCGCATGACCATGGCCGACAATACAGCGCTGGATGTGAATATTCCGGCAGGCATTGAATCTGGGCAGACGCTACGTCTGAAAAGTCAGGGGCAGGCATCGCCCAATGGCGGACCGCCCGGAGACGCCTTGCTGGAGGTTGAAGTGAAGCCCAGCAGCGTCTGGGAACGCGATGGCAAGGATCTGCGCATGTCAGTACCGATTGATCTCAAGATCGCGGTGCTCGGCGGCAGTGTCGAGGTGAAGACACCGTCCGGCCCGGTGACTTTGAAAGTTCCTGCGGGCTCCAATACCGGCTCTCAATTGCGTTTGCGCGGCAAGGGTGTGCAGACATCCACGCCGGGCAATCTCTACGCTCGACTTGAAATCGTGCTGGATGATCCGAAAGATGACGGGCTGAAAGCCTGGGCTGAAGGGCGCTAG